TCTTTTGATCCAGTGATTCTATTTCGATTGTTAGAGTCACAAGGCAAAGGTAAGTTGATGAACGAGTATCTTAAGTTTTGGAAAGTAAGAGATATCAGAACTTTTATTGATGCTAAATTTGATTTTTCAACACGTAGTGGTTTCGTACCTCTTGCTGATGAAAAATATTGGGCTGAAGCGTTTGTGGCTCATGATAGTAAACATGATGTTGCCGCAGACGTTTTAAGATTACAGGCTATATACAGAGCCGAAAACGATTTGGAGCAAACTAGACGATGAGTGATAAGCAAGAATTTGCCGCAGCCGAAAGTGGTGCGTTACGTGAATGTATTGGTGTACCATATTTCAGACAACTTCCTCTTGAAGGTTTAGCCGCTGGGGCGGCAGCCCTTGAGTATGGTGCAACGAAATATGCCGATAGAAATTGGGAAAAGGGTCTGCCCTGGCAACAAATGATCGATAGTCTTAAGAGACACATCGATGACTTTGAGCGCAGGAAAGATTACGATGACGGTCCTACTGGTTCTGGTTTGCCTCACATCTGTATGATTATGGCCGGTGCTTTGATGCTGTCAAGTTCAGTCATTCGTGGTGTAGGTGAAGATGATAGAATGCCAGCACCAGATGATGAAGCATTTAGTGCTAAAGACTGTGCAAAATGGATCAGAATGCAAATGGAACGTTCTGAAGAATTAACAAAAAATAGGAGTAATATGGGTTAGATATGAAAACTTTTGGATGTTCTGATATAAATAACTTTGCAGAACGTGAATTTAAACTATTAATAAAGGTGAATAAAATATGAAATTTAGTTCAGACACGTTGAGTGTTCTAAAAAACTTTTCGACTATCAACCCTAGCATTGTGTTCAAGCCAGGGTCAGTAGTTCGAACTATATCCCCGCAAAAGACTGTTATGGCTGCGGCAACAATCGATGAGACTGTTGAGACTCAAGCAGGTGTTTATGACCTGTCTCGATTCTTAAGTACTCTCGCATTGTTTGATAATCCAGATGTTGAGTTTGGTCAAGATCGTTTTACCATTAAAGGTGGTAGAAGTGAACTTCGCTATACGTATACATCCGAATCATTGATGGTTACTCCACCCGAGAAGGACATTGTCGTTCCCGATCCTGAAGTATCCGTCAATATTAAGTGGCAAGATATTGAAAGCGTCCGCCAAGCGGCAGGTGTTCTTCAATTGCCAGAGATTGCTTTCATCGGTGATGGTAGTACTATCACTATGTCAGCGGTCGACAGCAAAACATCAACGGCAGATAATTATAATACCGTTGTTGCTGAAGGTGTCAGTACAGATCCATTTAATATGATCATTAAGACTGACAACTTAAAATTGGTACCAGCCGACTATGAAGTTACTTTATCTTCGAAAGGTATGGCACACTTTAAGTCGAGTAAGGTTCAATATTGGGTTGCAATCGAAACTCGTTAATCAACTTAGTTATAGGAGACTAATATGACAGAAGAAAACCAAGCCCCCGAAACCCAAGAGCAACAAGCTCCTGGTCTTTCACTGAATGACATCTCAGCGGCAGTGCAAATTATTGACGTTGCGACCGCACGTGGTGCCATTCGTGGTGAAGAGTTATTGCCAGTTGGCACAGTACGCCAACGTTTCATGGCATTTTTAGAACACGCTAAAGCAGAAGGGCAAGAAGTAAATATGCCTGGCGAAGCGCCTGTTCCACCTGCTGATGCGGAAGCACCAGTTCCGTCTGAAACAGAAGTTCCCGCTTCTTGATCAGGCACCCGAAGGGAGGGTGTCACTTGACATCCTCCTTTCATCCCTCTACAATGCAGTAGAGATTTATTATATTATGGAGATTGATGATGCAAGACGATTTTTTATGGGTAGAGAAATACCGACCACAAACGGTAGAAGATACCATACTCCCCGATGATCTTAAGACGACCTTTCAACAGTTCGTTGATCAAAACAATGTTCCAAACTTATTACTAACTGGTCGAGCAGGTGTCGGTAAGACAACTGTTGCTAAGGCTATGCTCAATCAGATTGGTGCAGACTTCATTACTATCAATGGTTCGATGAATGGTAACATCGATACCCTTAGAATTGATATCTCAAACTTTGCTTCAAGTGTTTCGTTTACTGGTGGTCGTAAGTACGTCATCCTAGACGAGGCTGATTACTTGAATGCAAACTCAACACAGCCAGCACTTCGTAACTTTATGGAAGAGTTTAGTAAAAACTGTGGCTTTATTCTAACATGTAACTTTAAGAACCGTATCATTGAGCCACTACACTCTCGGTGTAGCGTGGTCGAGTTCAATATAAGTAATAAAGATAAACCTAAGATCGCCGCAGACTTTTTCAAACGAGTGTGTGGTATTCTTGATGACGAAGGAATCGAATATGATAAGAAGTCTGTTGCTGAAGTTGTTCAACTTTATTTCCCAGATTGGCGCAGAGTCCTTAATGAACTACAGCGTTATTCTTCTACTGGCAGGATTGACTCTGGCATCTTAGCAAGTAAGTCCACTGATAATATCAGTGCATTGATTACTTTGATGAAAGATAAAAACTTTACTGGTACACGTAAGTGGGTTGCAGAGAATCAAGATATTGATTCGGCAGTTCTCTATCGACAGTTGTATGACATTCTTCCTTCTAAGATTGCTTCTACTCAGAGTGTAGCAGACTCAATCATCATACTTGCTGAGTATCAATACAAAGAAGCATTCGTTGCTAACTCAGAGATCAATCGTGTTGCCGCACTTGCAACTCTCATGGCTGAAGTGGAATGGAAATGACATGAAACTGTTTGACAGATTCAAAAAACAAAAGCCTAGCCATCCTTGCTTAGTGTGCAACAAGAAAATTGGTAAAGATTATAGTATAGTTAATTATACTTACTTAGGCGGTCAAGGCACTGCTTACGTTTGTAAGAAGTGTTCAGATGAAATGAACACTCCTAATATGAATGAGGATATCGATTATGGCGAATCCATTTGATTATGTAACGTCTATCACGCAGACGAAAAAGAATATGATGCGTGACAGTGAAAACGATGTATTGGCAGAAAAAGGCTACGAGCCTTGGTTGGTAAACAATGCACTTTCGTATCATGCAGACACAATTCTGTATGCCAACCTTATGAATATGCACCACGAACTGGATAAACGACCCCAGTACGAGTGTCTTATAAATAGCATTAGACCTAAAAAGCGATGGGCAAAGTGGGTTAAGAATGCTGGAAATGAGGAACTCGATATTGTGTGTGCCTACTATCAATGTAATAGAACGGTTGGCCAAGAGTATCTGTCCTTGTTGTCTAGTGAAGAACTGGAAATAATGAAAAAACAACAAGAAACAGGTGGTTTGAAAAAATGAATTTATTAGATAAGTTAGTAGAGGTCACTCTACCTAACGAAGAGAGTTTTCTCAAAGTGAAGGAAACATTGACTCGTATTGGTATTGCCTCTAAGAAAGAACAGAAGTTGTTCCAATCGTGTCATATCTTACACAAGCAAGGTAAGTACTATATTGTACACTTCAAAGAATTGTTTATGTTAGATGGTAAGATTAATGACTTCTCGGATGAAGATAAAGCACGTAGAAATACTATTATCTCTCTTCTAGAAGAATGGGATCTTGTTAAGACCGTTGACTCTGAAAAGATCAATGAGCCTAAATCTCCATTATCACAAATCAAAATTCTACCTCATAAAGAAAAGGGTGAGTGGGAATTAATTGCGAAGTATAGCATAGGCAAAAAACGATAACTGGAGAATTATACTATGGAAGTGAAAGACAAGACTGGTCCGTTTACCCACGATTATTTTAACTTTCTTGATAACGATTCAGTAGTTAGTCAAGAACTTATTACCTATTATATTAATGATGGGTACTTTGTGAAGCGTACAGCGGTACGCAGAAACCTAAGTGATGGAGATTACCACGACTCTATTCACGTTGAGCCACTTTATAGAATTAAGGAAGATTAATATGTCTGTATCCCAACAACTTGAACTATTCCCAGAACTTGCTTCACCTATAGATTACAGTGCTACGTATACATTAGATACGAATGGTTCACTGCCATATACTCTTACCTACGAACACGATCCCTATATCATTGGCATTGATGATCAGATGAAACGAGCAGTTGATCTGACTGATAACATCGATGTTAAAGTATACAAAGTTTTTCCAGAAGCGCATATGCCAGAACTCGGAACTGAGTGGGCTGCCTGCTTTGACTTGAAAGCCTCTATGAGAGAAGGCGATGAAGTTATGGTGATTAACGTCAATAACAAGCGTAGACCTGCGGCTTATGTCAACGGAAAGCTTTTCGTTTATTCTGGAGAAAGAGTGCTGATTCCTACTGGACTCATTTTTGATTTAGAAGATACGCAGTCCATGCGTATTCATGCTAGATCGGGACTTGCTCTAAAGAAAGGAATCACGTTAGCGAATTGCGAAGGCGTTGTTGATGCAGATTATGTGAATCAAACTTACGTGATGTTGCATAATATGAGTGATGAGGTGTTCACTGTCGTAGACGGTGATCGAATTGCTCAGGCAGAAGTATTAGAGACTTATTCTAAATTTGTATTTGAAGAAGTCTTTGATGAGCCAGAAACCAAGACCAGCCGTACTGGTGGATTTGGTTCAACTGGCGTATAGTGAACATGTAGTATAGTAATATATACTATTACGAAAAATCATGTATTTTTTTCGAAACATTACTACATTGCATGTATAAATAAAGATGTAAGTTGCCATATGGGACTTACATATATTAACCCTTGCTAAATATAGGAGGTCAATAATGACTTATTTGCAAACAAAATACGATCCTTTTACGACTGTAGGTTTTGATAGGATCTTTGATCGCATTACAGCTATGTCAGAAAACACTGTAAAGGCGAACTCATACCCACCATATAACATCACTAAAGAAAGTGATACAACTTATATCGTGGAATTAGCCGTAGCAGGCTTCACTGAAGAATCATTAGACATTGAGGTAAAAGACGGACAGCTTACTGTTGAAGGTAAAGCTCCCGAAGCGACTGATGAAAAAGAGTATCTTCATAGAGGCATTGCCGCACGTGCTTTCAGTAGAAAGTTCACTTTAGCTGAGACTGTAGTGGTCAGAGATGCTTCCCTAGAGAACGGAATGCTTCGTATTCTGTTAGAAAACGTTATCCCCGAAGAGCAAAAACCGAAGAAGATTTCTATCGGAAAAACTCTTGAGGATACCAAAGAATTACTCACTGAGTAATACAGGGTGGGACGGAGTGAAAGCTCCGTCCTTTAATCTCACAGCTAACTATAGGAGTCAAAAAGCTGATGAACAAAGCAATCTCTTTTCTGAAGAGTTGCGACGGCACATTTTGTGATGCAGTAGCGCAATTTGCACTAAGCGGAATATGTGTCTTTGTAATAGCTACATGTCTAAGTAGCATATCCTAAGAATGAAGACAACACACACAACACAGGAGAAAAGTATGTCTAATAAAAACCCCTTTGAAATCCGAGCAGAAATGCTGAAACTTGCTAAAGATTACATGGATCAACAGTATCATATGAACATCCAGTTTTATGAGAACATGATCGCAGAGGGCGAAAAAGCCCGTAAAGATGTTGAAGCATCTCTTCAAGATGCCTACAAAATGTACTCAATGGACGAGTTGATGGAGAAAGCCAAAGAACTGTACTCTTTTGTTTCCGAAAAGAAGTAAGTTACAAACTAGGGACGTGTAAAAGCGTCCCTTTCTATTAGAAAGAAATTATTGGCAATAAAGTACTTGACATTAGTGTAGTTCAGTGCTATACTGTACTTCTAAATAAACTTGAGAGATATAATATGAAAAATGTGATTGCATTGCCAACTTTGTTCAAACGTGACACAAAGGGCAAAATCAGAGTCTTAACTATTGAATATGGTTGGAATGATGAAAACGATGCGGCAACTAGGTCTATAGCTGGCATTCAAGACGGCAAACTAGTTACCTCAGGTTGGAATATTTGTGAACCTAAGAACGTAGGTAAAGTAAATGCCACAACCTCTAAATCCCAATCGATTGCAGAAGCGCAAGCAAGCTGGGATAAAAAAGTCGAAAAAGAATACTTCACTGAAGTAAGCAAGATTGATAGTTACGATAAGTTCAAGCCTATGCTTGCAGGTGACTACACTAAACGTCCACAAGAATCTGGCTGGAGTCAACCTAAACTAGACGGTATCAGATGTATAGCAAATTCATCTGGACTCTGGACTAGAGCGGGTAAAGAGATCACTAGTTGTCCACATATTTGGGAAGCAGTAAAGCCATTTCTTGATGCTAATCCAAATGTAGTGCTAGATGGTGAACTATATAATCATCAACTAAAAGAAGATTTTAACAAGATCACCAGTCTTGTGAGAAAACTTAAATCAACTCCAGAGGACATCGCTGAGTCTGCATCTCTTGTACAGTATCACGTTTACGACTGTTTTGTACAGGATACCGACATGCTATTCATCGACAGAATTAAGCTGGCATATGGTGCCAGAGGCGATGTGGTCAAGATAGTGCAGACTGACTTTGCAAGTAATCAGGCTGAGTTGGACTCTCTCTACTCTTATTATATGGAAGAGGGCTATGAGGGTCAGATGGTAAGAAACAACGCCCTATATCAAAATAAGAGAAGCAATGATCTTTTGAAGAGAAAAGAGTTTATCACGGAAGAGTTCAGAGTGGTAACTATGCTTGAAGGTCAAGGCAACTGGGCAGGACACGTTAAACATTTTGGTCTTTTATTGCCAAGCGGTGAGACTTGCGGTGCTGGAGTCAGAGGCAAGCAAGAAGTTCTGAAAGAGTTATGGGAAACTGGTGATACTCCAACTTGGGCTACACTAAGATACTTTGGTCTTACACCTGACGGTGTGCCAAGATTCCCAGTAGTCATCGACTATGGCTTTGGTGAAAGAACTGACTAAAATACTTGACAAAGTGTATCATACGTGATACATTGTACATTATATGAAACAGATTGAGGTCTTATGAGTTTTTATACTTGCGTAAATCGTTATGGCAGTAATATCTTATTTCGTGGTTACACGGATGATGGTAAACGCATTCAAACGAAGATACCGTTCAAGCCGACGATGTATCTTAAATCTCAGAAAAATGAAAGTGGTTGGAAGTCGTTTGATGGTGTTGCAGTTGATCCAATTCAACTCGACACGATGTCAGAAGCAACCGAATTCGTTAAGAAGTATGAGAATGTAGATAACTTTAAAATCTATGGCAACAATAATTTTGTTGCACAGTTCATACAAGAGAAGTTTCCTGGTGTAATTGATTATGACCTCAAACGTATCGAAGTCGGTAACATCGATATCGAAGTTGCATCTGATGATGGATTTCCAGAGCCAGATGAGGCAAAACATCCAGTCATATCTATCGCATACAAAAGTAGTGCCTCAGGCGTGTATCACGTATGGGGTCTTGGTGAATGGCGCCTAGAAGATTGTGAACTAGACATTCCCGACAATCTGATCCAGTACCGACAATGCACAGATGAAGAAGACTTGATATTAAAGTTTCTCACTTTCTGGCATGCTAATTGTCCAGACATCATCACTGGTTGGAACATTCGACTCTTTGATATTCCATATATGATCAATAGAACCATTCGTATACTTGGCGACAAAGTAGCGAAACAGTTCTCCCCATTTGGTATCACAAAGTATAGAAAGATTGGCATCAAAGGTAAAGAAATGGACGCATATGAAATCTATGGCGTTCAGCAAGTTGACTACTTTGATCTGTTTCAAAAGTTTGGTTACACGTACGGCAATCAAGCCTCTTATGCACTAGACCATATTGCGTCTGTGGTTCTTGGTGAGAAGAAACTCTCTTACTCAGAATACGGTTCTCTGCACGGACTCTATAAGCATAATCACCAGAAGTTTATCGACTATAATATTCGTGATGTTCAAGTCGTGGATAAGATTGATAAGCAAACTGGTTTGATGGACTTGGCTTTGATTGTGGCGTACAAGGGTGGCGTAAACTACAATGATGCGTTCGGCACTACCGGTATATGGGATTCAATCATATATCGGTATCTGAGTGATCGCAAAATTGCAGTGCCACCCGCAACTCGCAAACATAAAGATCCATATCCTGGTGGTTATGTGAAAGAGCCCAAAGTCGGTATGACTGAATGGGTAACATCGTTTGACTTGAACTCTCTGTATCCAAATCTGATTGTACAGTACAACATGTCACCAGAAACTTTGGTCAAGGGCGATGATTTTACCGCAAGCGGTGTAGAGCATTATCTAAAGAATCCAGTGTCAGAAGAGCCACGTGAGCGCAACTTGTCTGTAGCCGCAAATGGTTCGATGTATCGTAAAGATGAGCGTGGTGTATTCCCGACAATCATTATTGGTCTATATGATGAACGTGCTTCGATCAAAAAAGATATGCTCCGACTCAAACAAGAAAATGAGTCTAAAAATTCACCAGAACTAAAACGAGAAATAAATAGACTTGAGAACACTCAACAAGCGATTAAGATTTTGTTGAACTCTCTTTATGGCGCTCTAGGTAATCAATACTTCAGGTACTTTGAAATGCTTATTGCAGAAGGTATTACACTGTCTGGTCAGCTATCGATCAAGTGGGCTGAACAAGCCATGAATACTGCAATGAATAATATCTTGAAAAGTGATGATGAAGACTACGTTATCGCAATGGATACTGATTCGTTGTACGTTAACATGGGACCTCTTGTAGAGGCTGTGAATCCAAAAGATCCAGTCAAGTTCATTGATCAAGCATGTGAGCAAAAGCTGGTGCCAATCTTAGAGAAAGCATACCACAATATGTTTACTAATATGAATGCATATGACAATCGTATGGTTATGGCACGTGAAGCTATCGCCGACAAAGGCATATGGATGGCAAAAAAACGCTATATACTTAACGTATATAACAACGAAGGGGTACAATACGCTGAACCCAAACTAAAGATCATGGGCATTGAGGCTGTGAAGTCTTCTACACCACAAGTGGTTCGTGATAAATTTGTAAAAGCATACAGAATTATGCTTAACTCTACTGAGAAAGAACTACAAGAATTCGTAAAGAATTTTTATGAAGAATTCAAATCTTTACCACCTGAAGACGTATCGTTTCCTCGTGGTGTCAGTGATATTGAGAAGTGGCAAGATAGAAATACCATCTACAAGAAAGGTACTCCTATCCACGTCAGAGGCGCACTTCTCTTTAATCAGCAGATCAAGAAACATGGTCTGTCCGTAGAAGAAGTTAAGAATGGTAGCAAAGTGAAGTTCTGTTACATGAAGATGCCTAATCCTCTGATGGAAAACGTAATATCTTTTCCACAGTTTTTACCTAAAGAGTTTGGTCTAGATAGTGATGTTGACTATGAAACTCAATTTAACAAAACGTTCAAAGAACCACTGAAGATGGTGTCTGATGCAATCAACTGGGAACTTGAACACATAAACTCATTGGAGGGATTTTTCTCATGACAGACGATTTATTTGATTTTGGCTTTACAGCCGTAGATGAACACGAACTTGAATCAGTTCGAAAGGCAAACGAGGAACACGAAGTTCTTGTAGAAAAGATTAAAAGTGTTGACACACGTGCAAAAACCCTGTATGATAACATCATACCGCTACTGGATAACTTGAAAGCGAATCCAGAGAAAGACTATATTTATTGGCCGAATCGATATGAAAAGATCGATGCGTTTGCCGATAAGCTTTATAAAATTATGAATGGAGAATAAAATATGACATCGTTAATGGAAAGACTGGCTAAAAACTCAACGATCAAATCAACTGCGCCTATCATGGACTCAAAAGTCTTTGGTAAGAAAGATATGGCACAAACTTCTGTGCCTATGGTAAATGTCGCATTGTCTGGTCGACTAGATGGTGGACTAAGTCCAGGCTTGCTGATGTTAGCGGGTCCATCTAAACACTTTAAATCAGCGTTTGCTTTGCTAATGGCAGCCGCACACCAGAAGAAGTATAAAGACAGCGTAATTCTGTTTTATGATTCAGAGTTCGGTACTCCTCCGGAGTACTTTCAGTCATTTGGCATTGATATGGATCGTGTTATTCATACACCGATTACGGACGTTGAACAGTTGAAGTTTGATATTACTAATCAATTGAATGACTTGAACAAAGGTGACAATGTTTGTATTGTTATTGACTCAATTGGTAACCTTGCTTCTAAGAAAGAAGTAGATGATGCTATCGATGGTAAATCAGTAGCAGACATGTCACGTGCAAAGCAGATGAAATCTTTGTTCCGTATTGTGACACCTCATCTTAATCTGAAAGATATTCCTTTGATCTGTGTTAATCACACGTACAAAGAGATTGGCATGTTTCCTAAAGACATCGTATCCGGCGGTACTGGTGCATACTATTCTGCCGATGCGATTTGGATTATCGGTCGTAGACAAGAGAAAGAAGGTCAAGAGATTAAGGGTTACCACTTTGTTATCAATATTGAGAAGTCTCGACATGTACGTGAGAAGTCTCAGATACCAATTACCGTTACGTTTGATGGTGGTATTATGAAGTGGTCTGGACTACTTGAAGTGGCAGAGAAAGCTGGCTTTGTGCATAAGCCAAAAGTTGGGTGGTATGAAGCACTCAATCCCGATACTGGTGAAGTCTTAACTGAGAAGTTAATGAGAGCAAAAGAGATCGTTGACAATAAAGATTTCTGGCTGATGATGTTTGAAAAAACTAGTCTTGCCAAACACATTGAAAACGTGTATACTATTGCTTCTAGTGCGGGTCTCATCAATGATGACACTCAAGTTGAAATCGCTGATGAGGAGACAGTAGCGAATGATTGAAACCACCGTTCTTGCGGGACTCTTACATAATGAAGACTACATGCGAAGAGTTATACCATTTCTCAGTGAAGAGTACTTCGGTGACTTTACTGAGAAAATGGTCTTCAAAAGTATAACACAATACATTGCAGACTATAATAGTGTACCAACAAAAAGCGCCTTAAAGATTGCTATTGATGAAAAAAGCAATATATCAGACGACCAGTATGCTACTATAGTTGAGACAATCGAAGGTTTAGAATATGATCCCAAAACTGATTTAGAGTGGATCGTTGACAAAACTGAGAAGTTCTGCCAAGACAAGGCAGTCTTCAACGCTGTACGTGAATCCATTCTTGTGTTAGATGGTAATCACGACAACTTAGATAAGGGTTCTATTCCTGATCTATTGACTAAGGCACTCGGTGTGTCTTTTGACCAAAACATTGGTCATGATTTTCTAGAACAGCCCGAAGATCGATTTGACTTCTATCATACGAAAGAAGATAAAGTTGGTTTTGATTTAGACTTGTTCAACAAGATCACTAAAGGTGGTTTGTCACGTAAGTCTTTGAGTATTGCTCTTGCTGGTACTGGTGTCGGTAAAACTTTGTTCATGACCCATTGTGCATCTGCAAATCTTATGAATGGTAAGAACGTTCTATACATCACTATGGAAATGGCAGAAGAAAAGATTGCTGAACGTATTGATGCCAACTTGCTGAATACAACCATTGACGCTTTGCAAGAGATACCTAAAGATGTATATATGAAGCGAGTTGGTCGTGTCAAAGGTAAGACTACTGGTAAGCTGATTGTCAAAGAGTATCCAACTGCAAGTGCTGGTTCTGCACATTTTAGACATCTTTTGAACGAATTAAAGTTAAAAAAGAACTTTCAACCAGATATCGTGTATATAGATTATCTAAATATATGCACAAGTTCTAGATTGAGGGCAGGTGCTAATGTCAATTCTTACACAATGATTAAAGCAATTGCAGAAGAATTACGTGGTTTAGCAGTAGAGTTTAATGTGCCAATCTTAAGTGCGACACAGACAACCCGTACTGGTTATAGTAGTTCAGACTTAAACTTAGAAGATACTTCTGAGTCTTTTGGTCTACCTGCTACTGCCGACTTTATGTTTGGTCTAATCTCTACTGAAGAGTTAGAGGGTTTAGGGCAACTTATGGTAAAACAATTGAAGAACAG